CCTGAAGCGGCTTGGGGGTGCTACATGGAGAGCGTCACGTGAGTGAGTTGACGCATCCTCGGCTGATCATGAAGCAAAACCCCCAGGCCGCCGCCCGTTCTCGCCAGATCTATATATTAGAAGGCATCTCTGGACCAACGAGAACGTTAACATGCAACGATGCCGACATCAACACCCTTAACACGGCGTTGCTGGAGCGAGTCTTTTACCACAAGGTTGATGGAGTTTATCAACTAGTGCGTGACCCGGACCCGGTGGTAGTCAATAACCGCCTAAGAAGGTTCCGGAAGCTACTCCTTAGAAAACTCGGCACTGCCTCCCCTGTTTCCCCTGAAGCTTTTGCTCAGATGTACACGGGACGTAAGCGAACTATCTATGAGAGAGCTGTAGAAGATTACACAGTCAACGGTGTGCGCCGACGCGACGCATACAGCGACAGCTTTGTTAAGTGCGAGAAGGTACCAGGCGATAAGGCACCAAGGTGCATACAGCCTAGAAGGCCTGTCTACAACGTAGGGGTAGGACGATACCTAAAACCCGTCGAACACAAAATCTACAAGGCCATTCAACAGGTCTTCGGCTCCGACACTCCAGTCGTGCTGAAAGGATTTAATGCGGTGCAGACCGCTGACATCCTCAGGCGCAAATTCGAGAGTTTCGAGCACCCAGTCGCGCTGGGATTAGACGCGAGTAGATTTGACCAACATGTCAGTAAGGAGATGCTGGCGTGGGAGCACAGCATTTATAACGCTCTGTTCAGGTCCAAGGAACTGCGAAGGCTATTGCGCTGGCAGATCCATAATGTGGGATTCGGGAGGTGTGAGGACGGTACAGTAGAGTACAAGGTGGAGGGGAAGAGGTTTAGCGGGGATATGAACACCGCACTCGGAAACTGCCTACTCATGTGTGCCATGATCTACGCGTACGGACAGGAGAAGGGGATAAGGATCGAGCTGGCTAACAATGGGGACGACTGCGTCGTCTTTATGGAGCAGCGCGATCTGGCAGAATTCGGGCGGGGGTTGGATGAGTGGTTTGACGGAATGGGATTCGTTATGACCAAGGAAGAACCCGTCACGGAGCTCCACCAGGTGGAATTCTGCCAGAGCAAGCCCGTGTTCGGAGGCAACGGCCTCATCATGTGCAGGAACTTTGAGAAGGCGCGTGAGAAGGACACAATGTGCTTGTTCGACATCTCATCGCCCCATGCCGCTGCGAAGTGGCTTGGGGCTGTGGGAGAGTGTGGACTGAGCCTGACGAGTGGAATCCCAGTATTCCAGGAGATGTACAAGGCGTACATGCGTCACGGCGAGAAGAGTGAGAT